CTGCATTCATTGCTGCTTGAGGTGTTAACTTTCCTTTAGATAAAACGCTACCCGCTAAATTTAAAATATATCTTTGAGTCGCCGCCGACGCATCAGTAAATCCGGGTATGTTATTAGCCACCGCCCCCAATCCAACACCTATACCCCCAGACACAAACGCCTGTACAGGATCCCCTCCCATTAGTGTAGAGGCGGCTACTCTTCCTGCCACACTAGCCCATTTCGGGCCTAATGAATCGGCTAAGCTACTAGAAACTCCAGACGCAATTTGCTCGCTAATATACGATAGTCCCGCAGCTTTTATAGAATCTTCAAAACTTTTACCTTGAGCTAAATTAGCTACCCCAATTGCTAAAGGTGCGGCAAATGCGCCTAAAGCGGGCAAGGCATAAGGAGCTACAACGGTTAAAAATGCCCCCAAAAATAGCCCAAATATTCCGTCGTCTTTTGGCTCAACGTAAGGTTGAAATCCGGTTGGTTGTCCTTGCTGGTTAAATAAAATAAAACCGTTTTGCCCCTGAAGACTTGTTTTATTACTGACAGCGCTTTGAAACCCCCAGTTCTCGTTATAGGTATAGGTGACATTTATGCCATTAATTTTTTTGGTAACGTAGTGGTTTGTATCTAGCACTCCAGAACCCTCCCCACCCCCATCCACATCCGCAGCGGCGGCGGCGGCGACACCGGGTGCTGCTGCTTCTCCAGACGCTGCGTTGGCGGCACCCGAATCGCCAGCAGCGGCACCCGAATCGCCAGCACTACCACCACCGTCAAAGTGAATAACTAATGGCCAATCTACGTTTGGATCTTCAACTAGACCCGCAGCTATTAACTGGTCAATAATATTTTTGGAAGTCATTTGAGCGGTATCCCTGCATCAATACGCTCTTGACATTTGAAGCAATCTCCGCAAACCTTGTTATAACAAGTTAGTACCAAAGGTTGAACATCAGGTGGAATTAAATCCCACTGTTCTTTTTTTGACAACTTGTCCAATGGCGTACACATCTTGGATTCCCCAGTCATAAGTTTAAGCACAGCTTCTAGTTTTGCTTTTGCTACAGGGTCAATGGCACTTTTGTCAGTGTTATTTAGTCCATAGTACAGGTTTGTAAGCCCGGGGTTATAGATGTGCAGTAACCCTAAATACCACATAATGTAATGCACCTGCAAAGAGCGGTTTTGGTAGTCAGGTTCATCATGCCTAATGGTATTTAAATTAGTCATTTGCATGTCTAATGCAATTAAAGGAACGTCTAACTTTGCGGCAATTAATTTTGCATTGATACGCTGTTTGGCCATCCACATCTCTATGGGACCAAAAGGGGGTTTAGGTAATGAAATTACCAGATTAAAGGCCACAATTTTTTCGCCTCTGGCTTTAGCCCATGCCATCAGTGCCGTAGATTCAACGCCACCCGAAAATGCCAAAACCCCTGTGTAGTCATCCAGAGGTATTTCTTGGGCTTCCGGCGGAAGTGGAAAGTAGTTCATACGGGTCATATTAAATAATTACCAATCCGGAGACGTAGCTGAGCGTAGCCACTACGGATTGTGCCGAGGGTTTAGTAGGTGTACCTGAAGCCGCGTAGAAAGGTATAGTCACGTCTGTCCCATTAGTAGTTGACCAGTAAAGCTCAATATAGTCACCTGCGGCCATAGATACGTAGTAGTTCCGGCTGTACACCCCATGTGTGGGGTCACCCGCCCCTTTCCTAGCTGCGAGTCCAATGATACCTGTAGCCCCAACAATGTCAACGCCGTTCTGACGTACCCAAATAAACACGTCTTCTGGCCCTAGGGCTAAGCTTTGTAGCTGCACACTGAACTGCAAGTTGTACACGGCAGGGTTAACCACAGTAATGCGGGATCCACTAACTACGGATACCCCGCTTATAAAGTCATTGGTATTAAGGGCTAGTGCGGTTGCAGTATTAGTAGCTGTAGTATGCGTAGCGCTAGAGGAAAATGCTCCATAGGGAAATGTGCCATCTATAAGAGTAGTACTTAGAGTTACCCCATCTTGCAAATTGGCTACTTGCCTAAAAAATAACCGAAGCGTATTATTTAGGTCATTAAAGTAGGCGGGGTCATACGTTGGCCCTGCATTAGATAGGCGAGGTGGCCCCACAGGGGCTAATAAAAATGTAGAGTTAAGAAATACGGTGGTCATTAACGTCTTCCATCTGGCCTCATATCAATCCGGGGGGATCCTAACTGAAACGTAGCCCCAATCTGGCTGCACTCAATTTTCATAGCTAACTGCCGTCCCCGAACTCGGGTATAAATATATCCTGTAAATTGCTCTACTTGATATGTGGTATCCCGGGAGGTTTGCGTTACTAGAGCATTATTAGTGCCTCCCAAAGAGGCGGGAGTGTTATACCCAGACCCTGAGTTTTGCATAGGTGATAGGGTCATAGTTATTTGAGGACTAGCCGTAGTCGAACCCCGAAAGGTTACATCAGGCAGCATGCGCCATACAAACATAAAATTGTAGCCATCATCTAAGTCAAATTCAGAGGAAGTAACTGACGCGCTAATAGCTACCGCAGTGCTAGTAGAGTAGTCATCTACGCCATACTCATGGTTAACTAGATTGTGTACGTAGGTAGCCGCTTGCGGGTTAGCGCGTAATCCGGAATCGAGCCATGCAGTCCTACCCATTGTGCCGGGATACCATATATCTTCTAGGTAGTTATATACTACGTACCTATCAATTACCGTAGAGTTTGCCGAGCAATAAAACCACCAAACCTCGTTAAATCCTTCGCTGGTGCTGCTAAAAAATTGGTCTGTTTGGGACTGATTAATATCCTCGTATATATACTGGCGTAAATCACATCTTAACGTTTGCACCCGTCCATCGTACTTGTAGAATTTGTCTATACCCATCCAGTACACTACACTAGAAGCCACAGATATAGCGTTAGCGCCCACTATAGATATGTTATCTCCAAGCAGTTGGGAACTCCAGACAAAGGGCGCACCTAGATACTGTAACGAATATACTGCGGCATCCGTTAGCACTAGAATTTCTTGTCGTGATTGTATTGCGGCTACAATCTTTGACCCTCTGGATAGGCGTAAGCTACCTGCAAAACTTAACGCCGAGGGGGTCCATGCAGTAGCATTTTCTTGGTCTGACCACCGTAGGAGCATAGGGTCTAGGACAGCGGAGCCAATTGCGTTGGTTCCAAAGACGAGTACAAACCGACTAGCATCAGAAACTACGAGCCTATTCTGGTATAACGGTACATCGGAAGCCCCAGCTAGTGATGATAGTAGTACCCCCCTAGCAGTTAGCCCTATAGATGCTGTCCAGTAGTATAGTGCGCTACCTTTAGGGCCAAAAATTAAGTCTTCGCCAAAATTAATTTGGTTCCATATACGAAGCCCTTCCGCAGTTGACGCACTAAGCCCCCATGTCCCTGAGCCCCATGACCCCGCACCCCACCCAATATTAGGTACCGATATCTCAGGCCCCACATTGATTTGATACGCAGCGCTAACGCTTGCCCCTCCCCCTATTGCAGAGGAAGTCGCGGCTATTAGGCTAGTAATAGTGTAGGTCGATGCTAGCGTAGTGACTATTTGGTACTGCCCACTTACGGTAATCCCCCCAACGGCTGTCGCACCACTAAAAGTTACGAAGTCTCCCGGGATATACCCCAGAGTTGCATCCGTTACGGTAATGGTAGTAGATGTATCTACGGTAGCAAACGGGTTAGCACCTAACGTATCAGTGGCCCTAAGAGGGGTAATATCGTAGTAGGAGCCACTGCTCTCGATGTAAAATTTTAAATGAGTGCCAACCCCCATGTAGTTGTTAAACGCCAACGTGGTCCAATTCCACAATGATCGGCATACCCCCAAAAAAGTATCTACAGATATGCGGGCCCAGCCCCCAATTTTTTCAGGTGTACCTTGACGGAATCTAATTTTATCGCAGTCATACCAGCCATTCTCATTGGTATAGCGAGTATTTTCTTTGTTGATTCCCGCCTTGAGGGTCAGCTTTTTAAGTGGCATTTTCTACCCAATCATTTGTTCGGCGGTATCCGTAACCTCGACGACCCTCCTACTCCACCCAGTGCCAAAAGTACCGTACGAGGGTAGGTCGCGCAAGAAACTCATCCTGTAATCTCGAAAGGCTTTAACTATACCCTTGGTATCCATCTGTGCAATAGCGATCAGTGTCTTAGGGCCAATGCTACCGTCAGCAGCTACATCTACTATACGCTGTAACCATTTAGCTGCTTGCCCGGGACCGGAATTAACTGCGGCATCAAATACTGTGTAGTCAAGTCCTGAAGGAAGGGTGTCACCCGCTATTTTATCCCAGTACTTAGCTTTGTACATGGGCCCGATAAGCATGGGGGTCAACGCCCGCATTTCTTGCTCGGTGACTGGATGGCCTACCCATGCCTCCCAGATTTTCTGGGTCACGCCAAGATTAGTCATTCCCCCGGGGTCAAGCGGGTGATTACTAAACCCACCTTCTGACTTCATAAGATGCTCCATCGAGGCCTCAAAGTTCGCTTTCATTTGGGTATTGACTGCTGTAAAAGTCGATCTTTAGCTTGTGACCCTGCGCTAGAGCCAAAATAAAAAGCGATGATGCCAGTCCAGGCCGTGCCAAGACTGCCCAACATTATCATCACCTCCTCCGTCTTAGCCACCGCGCCATACATTAGGCTCAGCAAGATGCCAAAAAACCCCAGCGTCACCAGAACCGCAAGGATCGGCGGCAAGTAGCTCCGAGTTGTGGACTGCATATCCCTAGCCGATTTGCGATCATCGACTGCAAGCTTTTCAAAGTCTAGTCCTAGTTCTTGCGCCCGTGCTTTGATTTGCGTTTCGGCCTCTTTTAGCTGCGTCAGTTGATCAGACGTTAGCTTACCGCTTTCGATTGTTTCTTTAACTTGGTCGGGGTTTATACCCATGACCTTGCTAATAGTCTCCACGGCGAGTCCAGCAAATGGCCCCAGTAAGGCTGTTGCCAAGGTGGGCGCTAGTTGTTCAAGCCAGTTCATTTTGTGCCCTTCAATAGATTAAATTGCTTTTCTAGCTTGGCTAAAAAACTTGCAGCACCGGGGATGTTTTCAGACAATGACTGCTGCAAGTCAAAAATATCTGATGCCAAAACTTTTAGCCGTTGATCCAGTACACCAGCAGCCGTTAACTTTAAACCCTGATTTAGTGCCACATGGTTTTTAACCGCTATCCGAGGTTTGCCGCCACGCTGTTCACGCCACACGTCAGACATTGTTCTAAAGCTGATATTTATATGCCATCTTTTTTGGCTTTTGACCCTGCTTTAAACCCTTGACCAAAGAATCTAATAGCCAACTCCTGCAGTTCACGCCAAGTAAAAACGCTGCATGTTTCAGCGGCGCAAGCTTTGCGCTCCTCGTCGTCCATTATTACGCCTTCAAAGCTGGCGCAGCCAGACAGGAGTAGCAGGACGATTAGAGCTTTCATTTGTCAGCCAAAGCTACAGTTGTCATTTCGCGCAACATTAACATAATTACCGGCCAAAACATAATGATATATGGACGATAAAAAACAGGCAAGAAGTTACTTAAAAAACCTGAGTTAACTTCTGCGACTGTCAACAAAGCGCCGATGAGCGCAACCCAGTATGTTTTAGACTTAAATCGTTGGATTAGTAGGTTCATATTGGTTACACCTGTTCAGGCACAGACGCTTCAGCCGGAACTGAGGCAAGCGCGTTCTTCAGTAAGCCGATGAAATGCTCTTTACCGCCAGCCAACTGCTGAAGCTGAAAAGTGGTTGAGCCAATTTTGCGGTCAAGGTCAATGCAATGATTGAACAGGGCGACCTGCGTTTCATTGAAGTCGTTTGCGTCATACTCAACATTGTCGATGCTGACGATCTGGGGCTTTTTGTTTTCCATTTCGTGTTTCCTTTTAATGCGCCACCAAAATTGGGTGGTGGCATCCCGTTTTACCAAGGCTTGCCGGAGGCTTGCACAGGGTTCTTTTGAGCTTCAATCTGAGTTGCCACCGATGCTTCGGTAGCCGCAACAGTTTCTTCACCCATTGCCGATTTAACCCAGCCAATTGCCTGCTCTTCGGTTATGTCTTCGTAAGCCGTTGTCACAACGCCCTCTAGCCCGATAGAGCCGTATGCGCTGCCACTAAACTCACCATCAACGCCAGAGCAAGTCCAATGTGCGGTAGTTACAAAGCCGTCAGATGTACGGCGCTCAAGTTGTGCAATATTCCATGTTGTCATTTTAGTTTCCTTTGGTTAAAGATTTGCAGCGTCAAGACGTGCGGTTAGTGCATCAATCTTTGTCAATGCTTCTTGCAATGCAGCGGTCAACAAAGGTACAAGTTTGCTTTGGTCAATGCCTTGGTAGTCAGGCTTACCGTCTTTGTCAACGGCATCTTTAGTTCCACGTACAGCCTCTGGTACAACCTCTTGTGCCTCGTGAGCCAAGAAACCATCTACTCGTGAGCCGTCTACCTTCCATGCAAAGTTAACAGGCTTCAATGCTTGGACACGCTCAGAAGCCCCCGTCATGGGTTGCCAATCTTCTTTTAGGCGGTAGTCTGATGATGTATTAAATGCCGTAGAAGTTCCAGATGTGCTAATACTTCCTGTGTTTGTTGCCCCAGAAAAGAAAATAACTGGTGTTGACGCTCCAGCCGCGGCACCAATGTAAACACCATAAGTGCCCGCGTGAACTACGTTTAATTTTGCACTACTTACACTTGTAGTCCCCACCAGCAAGTTACCGCTGGTGTCGAGGCGCATAGCTTCCGCTAAAACTGACCCAGCATCAAATCCAAATGTAATATCATCACTGTTTGGTGGTCTTCCAATAAATGCATCTCGTGCTAATCCAGTTTTAAAACAAATACCTTGGTAGTGAGTAGACGCAGTAGTTCTTGAAAGCCACAATTGTGCGCTTGTTGCCCTTACTGCGGTAGCTGTCCCATTTACTTCTAACGGCGCACTAGGACTCGTCGTCCCAATCCCTACGTTGCCTGCGCTGGTGATGCGCATTTTTTCACTTGGTGCATTGTTTGTAGCAGTTGAAGTAAGAAACGCGAGCTCACCTGAAGGATACTGGCTAGCTACTTTTACGCCCAATTTGGCGACAATTGAGGCTCCAGCATAGTTCGGTGACCCATCTATATCTTGCCATGCGAAATGCAGACCCGCTGTATTATCTGTTGTATCGTCAGTATTAATGATTGAAATAGACGCGCCAGTGTTTCCTGTTATGTTAGTGGATGACGAAGAACCAGTAACAGCTAGTGCTGTAACTCCTCCCACAGCGTTAAAAAGGGACGTATCTGTTGTCCCAATCCCTACGTTGCCTGCGCTGTTGATGCGCATGCGTTCTGTTTGCGAACCAAAAACGACAGCCCCGGTACTAAACGTGTACCCGTCAATAGCTGCAAAATTTAGCGAGTTGCCTATAACGGTGGAGTTAGATGGGCCAAGGCTGCTACGGTAAAGCCCAATGTAGCCACCTGCATCATCCGGATCACCAAGAAACATTCGGCCAAGCCCAGCCACGCCGGAATAAAAATTACCAACTCCGTTTACTGACAACTTATAATTAGGACTACTCGTCCCAATCCCTACGTTGCCCGTACTTGTAATTCTCAATTTTTCAGAC